ACACTAACATGTCTCCTACATCAAGTAAGACTTTTGTACCTTCTGGAGCATTAGGTTTATGTATTTCTCTATATTCATCTATAACAGAATCTGCACCTGTACCATCTATAAATATAGGCCAAGGATCCCCTCCTAAATTTAAAGTACAAGATATTTCACAACTTGGTCTATCTTTATGTCTTTTTAATTTATCACCTTTTTTATATGCTCTTGCATAAGAGTATGTTGGAATTAAATCTAAATTAGTATGTTGTTTCATTACAGGTAACATTTTAACGAGCAATGTATCCATAACAAAATCACCGTAACAAGAAAAAGTATTAGGTATTTGTATATCTCCCCAAGTTCCAAGTATTGATGATTGTGAATGAATATTGTTTTTATACATAAAATCAACTGCATCTCTTTTAAGTAAGAAATAATTAAATATAAAATTAGCTAGTTCATAAGGTAAAGCATTTTTAATAACTTGATATTTTTGTTGTTGAAATGTCATACAATAAGTCCTTTCTGTAAAAAATTAAACGACACCGATATTCTTATATCATTGGATTCATTTGGATCGACACAATGCATAACCCAAGATGGAAACATAATCAATCTTCCAGCTTTTGGTTCATAACTGGTTTCTCTCCATAATCTTTCAGGAGTTTTACCTTCTTTCATTTTAGGTCTTGATAAGGCAGCAACGGATCTTGGATCATCTATTTTTAAACGACCAGAGTTCTTCGGTGCTTTTACATAATACACTCCAGACCATAATGAATTCGGATGCATATGAGCACGATTCATGCCACCGGGTGGATTTACATTAGCCCACATATTTCCTAAAAAAGGTTCACTATCTAAATGTTCTTCCATATAAATTTTATGTTGTGCTTCATATAAACCATCAACTAATCTTTTATATTCTGGTCTTAAATGCATATCAGTTGTTGAATGCCAACCTTTAACATTAGTTCTAATAACACCTTTATCTTGATTCATCCATTGCATTATATTTTTTTCTAATTCAATATTTAACGATGGATCGTTATGATCAAATATATAAATTGGGGTTGGAAAATAAAGTTCTCGTATCATTTAAATGGAGGACCTCCAAACCACATCACTAACGATCGTCTAGTTCCTTTAGTAACTGTTACTGCTTTATGTCGAATAAAGGATGCAAAAAAAATTGCATGACCTTGTTTAGGTCTAATTAATTTACCATCATCCATGAGTTCTAATCCACCACCTTCATATTCATTTGCGGGTGATAATTCTATAGTCATTGATATTTTTCTAACTGGTGGTTCATGTGCACAATTAAGATCATTATCAATATGCCAATCATAAAAACCGCCTTCAGTATATTCTGTATACTGTGCCGGTTCAGTTATTTTCATTCCATCAAAACCAAAATGATTGCCGTTAGTTTGTAACATTAGTTTTTCAATGGTTTTATACATTGGAGGTAATGCACTAAATGGAATCCAAGAGATGTGTGAGATTCTAGTTTTAGTATCTAGTTTACCTCCTTTACCACCACCTACTTGAGCATCTTGCCTTGGTTGTTTTCTACCGGCTTCAATTATTTTTTGACATTGATCAGGTGTAAATACAGGATTAGTTGTTTCAACAATATATGATTTCCATTTTGGTTCGGTTATAATCATGCAGCTCCTCTGTTTTTAATTGGGTCAAATTGTACATCACAGTTTGCAGCTAACGTTCTTCTAGTTTCATTAGTGCCATTGAAAGGATAAACACAATGTCTCATATCATATGGAAACACATAAAAGTCTCTTAGCTCCATTGGTGGTTGATAATCTATTTTTGCAAATTGTCCATTACTGGCACCTAATATTTGTAGTCTACCATTTTGTGGTATTTCTGCATTTGAATATTCTCTACCATATGTTGATGGTAATTTTAAAACCATTACAGATGATAAACCTGTAAATAATGTTCCTCGATGAATATGTGCAGGATTGTATTCATGTTGTTTCATTTCATTAACCCATATAGAATTTAAATGCATATCATAATCTTTTATTTTATTGAATGATAAATAATGTTTAAATATATTTAAAAAATAGTTAGTAATATTTTTTGGTAATAAATTATGTCTTTTTACTTTAGATTCATCTTTACCTAAATAAAATAAGGAATGTTCGTTTTCTATTTTACCCACCAATTGTTTATTGGCTGGATATAAATTATTGAATTTTTTTTCATAAATATAATTAATTGAATGAAAAATATCGAGCGGTACTTGATATCTTAAAATTGATTGACCTAGAAATACAAAATTAAATTTAATATTTTGGTTTTCCATTGTGAGTTATCTGTTCTTTCTCTTTATAACTACTTTCTAATTCACCGGATTTTTTTATTCTCTGTAAAGATTGTAATTGTCCTAGAACATTAAACTTATCGGTGTCTGAAGAATTTTCAGTTAGTTGCTGTGCTTTCGCTGCATACTGTAAACCATAAGATTCTAATTGATGTTGATTGACATCCTTATCATTAAATGATCCATCATTAAATTCTAATTTTAATTTAGACCACATTTTAATTTCTCGCATTCTATGTTTAGCTGTTTTTTCCATAGACGCTTTTACATAACGACATTCATCTAAATCAATTTCATATTTAGACAGTTTATATTCGTCTTGTTCTTTTTGTACTTTACCTTCTAACCATTTAATTTTTGCTTCATTTCTTCTATAATCAAATGATAAAGTCATTAAGTTATCCAAGTAACTTGCTTGCTCTCGAACACACTGCCAGTATTTTGCAGCTTTAGTAGGATAACGGTTATCTTGAAGAACTGAAAATCTTGCTTCGGTTTCTGTTCTAAACATTTGTTTCTTGGTCCAGGTATCTCTCAGTTCATCGACCATACCTTTAAAATCATTTAGATCATTAACTTCTAATAAGTTATTTAAATGCGCTTCTTCTTGTTGTATTAAATCTTTTACGTCTTTTTTCATGTCTATATCCTTTATGTTTTCAAAAGGTATATATTATTTAAAATATATTACAAGGTTTATTAAAAAGTAACGTTAAAAGGACCTTGATTCCATTCTTCGGTTAAATTTGTATTTCCTGGTTCTACATCTCCACCAGCAGTAATTGCTGATGTTAAACTTCCTGCTCCTCCTAAATCATATCTTGCAGTACTTAAACCATTTTCTTCAGTCCAACTAGTTCCGTTCCAAGATTCTGTTGAATTGGTTGCAGGAGGTTGAATAGTTCCACCAATAGCTAAAGCAGATGTGTTATCTACACCAGCACCTGCTAAACCAAGTCTAGATAGATTTAAATCATTTACTTCAGTCCAACTTGTTCCATTCCAAGATTCTGTTGCTGCTGTTCTAGGATCTCCACCATAAGCTAAACCAGACGTTTGAGTTCCATTAGATCCAAAACTTCGTTTTGCTGCATTAAAGTCACCAACTTCAGTCCAACTCGTTCCATTCCAAGATTCTACCAAAAGTCCAACAACTGGTCCAGGTGGTTCACCTCCTGCTGTTATAGCAGCAGTGTTAGTTCCAAAACCTGATACAAAAAATCTTCCTGTATTCATACTTGCAACTGATGTCCAAGATGTCCCATTCCAAGATTCTGCAGCTGCTGATGCAGGGCCATCATCACCAGCAGAAACTAAACCAGCTGTTTGTGTACCTGCTCCTGCTAATCTACTTCTAGCTGTATTCATACTTGCAACTGATGTCCAACTTGTTCCATTATAAGACTCTGTCCAACCTGTAGCTATTGGTGAACCTCCAGCAGCTAATGCCGCTGAGTTATTTTCACCAATATTACATAAAGTAGTTCTTGCTGTATTTAAAAATCCACCTGTAACCCAAGTTCCTGGATCTACTATAGTTCCTTTTAAAGCTTGACCAGTGGTATTATACCATATTTGTCCTTCAACAGGATTACCAGGATCCGAGGATCTAATCTCAATGTTTTCTCCGTGTATTTGTTTATATGTACTCATAGTTTAATTTGTTTGAATTGTTCTATTAATTACTGATGATGAAAAACTCCATTCTTCAGAGTCAGTGGTCCATCCTGATCCACCGGCAATTAAAGCAGATGTATTAGGTCCTGCAGTACCCATATTAGTTTTTCCAGTATTTAAATCATTAACTTCTGTCCATACAGATCCATTCCAAGATTCAGTGTCAGCTCCTCCTCCAGGAGCTCCAATAGATAAAGCTGCATATGCTGATCCTGTTCCTCCTATAAACGCTTTAGCTGTATTTAAATCATTCACTTCTGTCCAAGCAGTTCCATTCCAAAGTTCTGTTAATGCTACGGTAGGAGTATCACCACCAAAACCTAGAGCAGATTCACCATTACCAGCTCCTGCAAGTCCATATCTTCCAGTATTCATGGTTCCATCATTTGACCAACTTGTTCCATTCCAAGATTCTGATGCAGATGATGTTCCAGGTACAGCAGGGCCAACTCCACCAAACGCAAAAGCAGAACTTGGTGTTCCTGTTCCTGCTAGTAATTCTCGTCCAGTATTTAAATCATTAACTTCTGTCCAACTCGATCCATTCCAAGATTCTGTAAATACCGCTCTATTGGGTGAACCATCTTGTCCTCCAAAAATTAAAGCTGCTGTGTTATCGGTACCTGCACCTCCTGCATATTGTCTTCCTGTGCTTAAATCACTAACTGCTGTCCAAGCAGTTCCATTCCAAGTTTCTGCTAACCCAATATATTCTGGTGGTCGTAATGGTACAGGATTATTACCTCCCATTACTACAGCTGAAGTTTGTGTTCCACCACCTACTAATCCATATCTTCCAGTGTTTATAGGTGTACCTGTTGCCCATGATCCTTGTGAAGTTAAAATTCTTCCTTTAAGAACTTCTGAAGTAGAATTATACCACAGTTGTCCCTCAATCGGATTTGCAGGATCCGATGAAACATATTGTACCTTAAGACCTTTAATGTCTTTATAGTCTGACATATTTAAATTTTACTCCTCTAGTGTTAATATCACAGGTCTTGAACCAAGTCTATATTCTTTTTGTTCAGCTGTTTCGCCTTCAACGTTATCAGCATCCCAATTAGACTGTGCCTGTGTAATGACACCATCAACGATAGCTTGAGCTTCATCCCTTGTTTTAGGAATTCCAAGCACTTTATTAATCCAAAGATTTGCATCTTTATTATGTGCAGGAACTCTCCAAACATTTCCAGGCAAACCCTTAAAACCAATTCTAGAAGAGTCAATTTGATCAATGAATCCCTTTCCCCAGTTTTCTGCTACGCAGTATTGATAGTTTTTATGTGCCATAGTTTCCTCCTTATTAAACTGTTATATCTATTGTTTTTGGTACTTTTCCTGGAACATTCCATTCTTCGGTTGCGCCTGTTTGACCGTCGGCATTTATACCACCAGCAGCTACAGCAGCAGTTTGAGTTCCAAAAGCACTAAAATTCCGTCTTGCTATATTTAAATCATTTAATTCGGTCCAACTCGTACCATTCCAAGATTCTGTTCCTGCAAAAATTTCATCAGACGGTGTTCCTTTATCACCACCATAAGCTAAAGCAGCTGTTTGAATACCTGCTCCTCCTATACCACGTCTTCCAACACTTAAATCATTTACTTCAGTCCAACTTGTTCCATTCCAAGATTCTGTTCCTGCAAAAACTTCTGCCCCTCCAGATCCTCCTGTAGGTCCAACATCACCACCAATTGCTAATGCAGACGTGTTATCTGCTCCTGCTCCTGCTAAACCAGATCTTGCTGTATTTAAATCATTGACTTCAGTCCAACTTGTTCCATTCCAAGACTCTGTTACAGCAGTTACACCAGGTCCTAGGCCACCAAATGCTAATGCAGACGTGTTATCTGCTCCTGCTCCTCCTAAATCCCATCTTGCTGTATTTAAATCATTTACTTCAGTCCAACTTGTTCCATTCCAAGATTCTGTAACCGCTGCATCTGGACCAACATTACCACCAAAAGCTAAAGCAGCTGTTTGCGTACCAGCACCTGCTAAACCATATCTTGCTGTATTTAAATCATTTACTTCAGTCCAACTTGTTCCATTATAAGATTCTGTTGCACCTGTTGTTGGAAATCCACCAGCGAAAACTAAACCAGCTGTCTGTATTCCAGCTGCTGCTATAAAATATCTTGGAGTATTTAAACTCTGACCTGTAGCCCAAGCGCCAGTTGGAAATTCTTCCGTTACTTTAAAACGGCCTTCTGTTGAATTATACCAAATTTGTCCTGCTTCTTTAACAGAAGGATCTCCTGCTATGTTTTGAATTGGAAAGCCTTGAATCTCTTTATAGGTCGACATTATTTATTCTTCAACAACCAACCTTGAGTCCCGTCAACAAAAACAAGTGTTAAACCTGCTCTCTCAACTGAAACGGTTAGGTCAGATGCTGCTCCTTGTATGGGATTGCCATTACGA